GTAGTTGCACCTCATGTAGATATCAACATACCGGGTTTTGGAGAAATGTCCGGAACTACTTTAAGACAAGTATTAGCAACAGCGGATGCGGAGACATTTAAAGATGTTATGGGATTCTTTGATCCTAAAATATATAACATGTTACAAACTAAATTTTCTCAAATAAAATCTGAAGTGATAGAATCATTTTTATTGGAAGGAAGTATAACTGGATTAGCTGATACATCTGCTGACGATGGCCCTAGGTACATGTATGGTAATTTAGCTACATATAAAAAGAAGACAGCTGAAATGGCTAAACGATTAGGATATGAAGTAGTGAATTATATAGTTAAAGATAGTCCTATAGAAGTACATGACACAAATTATCCAGATGGTCCTCCATTAACTGTTTCCTATTTTCCAACCGGAGTCAAAGGTGCAGAGTTTGCTGGAACAGATTATTTGAAAAATTATAAAGGTAGTCCTGCATATTCATTATGGAAAAAGGAAATAACTAAAATAGCCCAAGTAGTAGGATATAAGTTTCTAGATTTCCTAGGAGCAGAAGATTCGATTGAATCTAGTAAAGATGAAGAACTAGGAGTACAAACCAATCAACTTAAAGAAGATTTCAATGTACCTATCAATATAGGAGATACGGTAATGATGGGCAAGTTCAAAAATAAACCGGTTGTTGTACAAACAATACAATGGAGTCAAAAAGGTGATTTATTAATAAATGGAAAATCAGCAGCGAGATTTAGAATTATGCCAAAAGAAGAAGAACAAGTATTAACAAAAGAATGGTGGGGCAATAGTTTCAAAGAATTATTGACTGAGGCTAAAGCAAATACACATTTAACTCATTTAGAAGAATTAGTATTAACGCAAGGTAAGGCAGGGTATAAACAAGCTAAGTCATTTTTAATAGAACTTATTAAAAATCTTAAAGGTAATTCTAATGCAAAGGTTAATACATCTGTTAAATGGGACGGCGCGCCTGCAATGTTTGTAGGAATCAATCCTGATAACGGTAAATTCTTTGTAGGAACAAAGTCTGTATTTAATAAAGAACCTAAGATTAACTACACAAAAGATGATGTTGAATTAAACCATGGACATGCTCCAGGATTATCAGACAAACTAAAAAAAGCTTTAGATTACTTACCATCATTAGGTATAAAAGGTATTCTACAAGGCGATTTTATGTTTGATTCTAGTATGTTAAAATCTACAAATATAGATGGTAAGTCACATTATTCTTTTAGACCTAATACAATTACTTATGCAGTAGAAGTAGATTCTAATTTAGGAAAACAAATTGCAGCAGCAGAATTTGGAATAGTATTTCATACATCATATGAATCACTTCAGAGTGGAGCATCATATGGTGCAGATGTAAGTGGATTAAAAAAGAATTCTAAAGTTTGGTTTGATGATGCATTCTTTAAAGATACAACCGGCGTTGTTACATTAACAACAGCAGAAGCAAAACAGGTAGCAGATTTAATTAGGAAATCTGATTCGATTAAAATTGATTATGATAATATTCCAAGTGTATTGTTAAACACTTATCTTAACTCAGAGATAAGAACCGGCCAATTCGTTGATAATCCGGCTATATCATTTAAAGCGTTCCAGAAATGGTATCAATTGAAAGTTGATAAAAAAGTAGAAAAGCTTAAATCAGAAAAAGGTAAAGATAGAGCAATTGCGGCCGGAGAAGAACAAATGAATTTGTTCAATCAAAAGAAACAAGATATAATTAATATATTTATAGTATCAAAATTATTAGCAGAAGCAAAAATGATTTTTGTACAAAAATATAATAATGCTGTCTATAATACAAAACATTTTGTCGATGACGGAACCGGAGGATTAAAAGTAACAGCACCAGAAGGATATGTAGCAGTTGATAGAATAGGGAACGGTGTAAAATTAGTAGACCGAATGGAATTTAGTAGAGCAAACTTTGCTATGGATAAAGGCTTTACAAAATAGCATTGATAAGTAGGACATAGCATATTTATATTAAAATAAGGGACAAAACAATGAAAGAAACAACATTAAGAAATATGATCAGAAAACAGATCAAAGAATCTTTAAAAGAAGCACCAATGGCAAAAGCATCTGTAGGATCTAAATTAGGTTCGATAGAAAAATTAGCAGGTGTTAAAATGCTAAAAAAGGCATTAGGACAAGGAACGCCGGCTCAACAAGCAGCAGGATTACTTCAAGTAGTACAAGCTATATCAGGCGATGATACCCAAGTAGCAAAACAATTATCCAGAATGTTAATGAAGAAAGATTCATTATCAGGTGATATGGGTAAGCCGGCAGGAGCAGCTGATAGATTTGAATCAATTGAAGAAGCAGAAGTTAGTTCAGCATTAGCATCTAAAATGGGCAGAGTAGACAAAACCCAAGCAATGCAAATGATGAAGAAAACATTAGCAACTAAGCCAGCAACTCAACAAACTGATTTCGTCATTGACATGATAAATAGTTTAGGTCTTAAAGATGGAGCGAAGAAAAGATTATTATTGAAGATGCGCCAAGGTTTAAACTAATATGAGCAATAAGTTACAAAATGTGAAAGCTATCAAGCAGATGCTTGCTGGCGAACACCGATCTCAAACACGTAAATCAATATATACAGGTAAAACAAAATTAAAAGAATCTGAAGTAATAGAATCTTTTAAAGATGGTAAACCTAAAATATGGATTGAAACGGATGGTAAGGGATTTCGAACAAGAGTTACACAACATGATGGATTTACAACACGCCAGCCTGAAAATAGCATTCTTAAAGATATTCAAGAATTATTAAAAGTACCAAAAGAATGTCCTACTTGTGGTACTAATATGCGAGAAAAGGAACAAAAGCTTAACTTTAAGTTTTGGTTTAAACGTAAAAAATGTTTTGGTTGTGTACTTACTGAAGAGAGAAAGATAAAGTCTCAAGGAGAAGAAGCATGGAATCAATATCAAAAAGAAATAATGTTATCTAATGCCGAAGCATGGTTCAAAGATACTGATAAGGAAGTTGAAATTGTTAAACAACAAATGAAAGAAACTACCTGGGAAAATGCAGATGGTGAGAGAAATGAAGTAGATATTTCATCCTTTATCAATAAAATAGAAAATGATTATAATAAACTTAAAGATGATATTAGAACATCTTTTGGAGAATAAAAAGTAAAGTTATGAGTATATTAACAAAATTATTTAGCGGAGGAGCAGCTGATCTAGTAAAAGGTGTCGGCGGAGTTATAGATAACTTGCATACATCTAAAGAAGAAAAACTAGCGGCAGAACAAAAGATAAAAGAATTAGTTTCTGATTATGAAACTAAAATGGAAGCTAACATAACAGACAGGTGGAAATCAGATATGAATTCTGATTCTTGGTTATCCAAAAATGTAAGACCAATGGTACTTATATTTCTAGTTGTATGTACAGTGTTAATGATATTTATCGATGCCGGCACAATTCATTTTGAAGTAGAAGAAAAATGGACTGACCTATTACAATTAGTATTAATAACGGTTATTGGTGCATATTTTGGCGGAAGGTCATTCGAAAAAAGAAAAAAATAAGCAGTTCTTTTATTTGTTTTTCTGCAAATAATTTCTTATATTAAGGTATAATATGTCGGTAAAGAAAAGCATAAAAGAAATAATACGTGATGAATATAAACGGTGTTCTCAAGACCCCGTACATTTCATGCGTAAGTATTGTATTATTCAACACCCTACTAAAGGTAAAATGTACTTTAACCTCTATCCATTTCAGGAAGAGGCATTAAACGAATTCAAAGATAATAGATATAATATTGTTCTTAAATCGAGGCAGTTAGGTATATCAACTCTATCAGCTGGATATTCATTATGGAAAATGATATTCCAATCAGATTATAATGTATTAGTAATTGCAACTAAACAAGATGTTGCAAAAAACTTAGTTACAAAAGTAAGAGTAATGCATGATAATTTACCTTCATGGTTAAAGGGAAAGACAATGGAAGATAATAAACTTTCATTAAGATTTAAAAATGGCTCACAAATTAAAGCTATATCGTCAAAAGGTGATGCAGGTAGATCTGAAGCATTATCATTATTGGTAATTGATGAAGCTGCTTTTGTTGATAGAATTGATGAAATATGGACTGCGGCACAACAAACATTAGCAACTGGAGGAGGCGCGATTATGTTATCGACACCAAATGGTACAGGTAACTTATTCCATAAGACATGGTCACAAGCAGAAGCGGGTGGACAATTTAATCCTATCAAATTACATTGGACAGTACATCCGGAAAGAGATCAAGGATGGAGAGACCTTCAAACAGAATTATTAGGAGAAAAGAGTGCAGCACAAGAATGTGATTGTGACTTTATTAGTTCTGGTCATACAGTAGTAGATGGACCTATTATACAATGGTATGAACAAACATATGTAGAAGATCCAAAAGAAAAAAGAGGATTTGATGGCAATTATTGGATATGGGAATATCCAAACTATTCTAATTCATATGTAGTAGTAGCGGATGTTGCGAGAGGAGATGGTGGAGATTATTCTGCATTTCATGTGCTAGATATAAAAACAATGCAACAAGTTGCTGAATATAAAGGTAAGATAGGAACTACTGAATATGGTAACATGTTAATATCTGTAGCAACAGAATGGAATAATGCATTACTAGTTATTGAAAATGCAAATATAGGATGGGCAGTTTTACAAGTTGCAATAGATAAAGGATATGAAAATTTATATTATTCTTATAAACAAGATGCATATGTAGATGAAGATGTACATTTAAGAAAAGGATATGATTTAAAAAATAAAGGACAAAAGGTTCCTGGATTTTCTACAACATCAAAAACCAGACCTTTAATTATATCCAAATTAGAAACATATTTTAGAGAAAAGTCGCCAGTTGTAAAGTCAAAACGGTTGGTAGATGAATTATATGTCTTTATATGGAATGGTAGTAGAGCAGAAGCACAGAGAGGATATAACGATGATTTGGTAATGGCATTTGGAATTGCATTATGGGTAAGAGATACTGCATTAAGATTACATCAACAAGGAGTAGATCTTTCTAGAAAGGCATTGAGCGGATTTGGGAAATCGGCAGGAGTATATTCAACAGGAACAGATAGACCAAAGGATTGGCAATGGAAATCAGGCGATAAGGACAATGAAGATTTAACCTGGCTTTTAGAGTAACAAGATATTTATATAAAAGTGGAAAACTATGGCAGACACATCATTAAGAGCGCGGTTAGGTAGATTATTTGCAACAAATGTAGTTGTTAGAAGAATTGCAAAAAATCGTCTTAAGGCCGTCGATACAAATCGATTACAATCGACAGGAAATTTAACAAACAAAAAATATGTTGATAGATTTTCTGGCGTACATAAAGGTATGCCTGGTTACGGGACATATAATCAAAATCAAACATTTCATACATCAAAAATAGAACTATTTACAGATTATGAAGCAATGGATATGGATCCGATATTATCATCGGCATTAGATATCTATGCAGACGAAT